CCAGTCTTTGCGGTGCGCGAATCAGGCTGTGCGAGATGCACAGGACCACGCCAGATAACGTTAGCCATTATTTGGCCTCCTGATCAGCTTGGTTCAAGCTATAGCCTTCGAACTCGTCTTTGGCGTTGGTTGCTGGAGTGCCAGACAGCAGGCCAGCTGCGGTTTGCACGCTAGCAAACATTGCGTCCAGAGCTTCACCGCTCAAGGCGTTTGCAACAACTTCGCCGTGAACTTTTGCTACTGCGGCGCGCTTGTCTTTCAGGCCGGATTCAGCATTGGCAGCGATGGCGGTATTAGCTGCCAATACGTCTGCCTTGAGTTTTTCGTTTTCGGCCTGTACAGAAGCGAGGGAAGCGTTAGTAGCCTCAAGCGCTTTATCTACAATGGCCTGAACCTGCTCAGGGGTCATATCTACTTCCTCGTTAACGTTAGCCTGTACAGGCTGTTTAGTTTTGGTACTGAAATATTTTACCATAGCTTTCAAGTTAGCCATGATGGTGTTAGTTTTCACCTTGTACGACGTTTCAACAGTTACAACTTTCGATTCGCCAGTGAGAATTGGGTTATCGCCCTCGTAGTGATAGTCGATGGTGTAAGTGCCTTCCGGAGTGCAATAAACCAGCGCACGATCATCGAAGTCTTGCACATATGCGTAAGAATCCGATGTTGCAAACCGCTCCTTGACTGCCTCGCTCAAGATGGCAAGCTTCTCGCCGTATGAGTCGTCTAGGGCGTCTTCGTTGACCACTGGAATCGCAGAGTTGATAACGAAGGTCTTGTTGACCATCATGCCAACGCCGTCAGCAGGAGTAGCGGCGCCAGTCTCGCCGATAAGAATCGCATCATGATCCAGACTCATATTGCGTGCGATCCAGCCATAGCCGTCAGCATTAGGCGTCATTTCTCGATCTAGGAAGATGCCGGTTGACGTGTGAACAGGTTCGCCTTTGTCGATTGCGCTAAGCACCTTCCGACCGCCTTCAGTGTTCTTGGCGTATTCAACATCCAACCATTTTTCGACCGAAATTCTGTTGCCGACGCGCTTAACGTTGCGGTTCCAAGCTCCGACGTGATACGAGTTGATCGCTTCAGGCTGTCTGGCACTGACGTACTCACCATCAACTTGTGGATGGCCTAGAGGCGCCAGAGTGCCTTCAAGGCTGCCATATGCCTTCTCGATCTCATCATGCGGATACAGGCCACCGTTCATGATTACTTCATCTGGCAAAGTAAACGATGGGATGACGATGTGCTCGCGACCGTTATGCTGCTCGCGACGGATTGAAGCAGCGTTAACCGCTACTCTGACGTTTACGCGGGTATTCATCAGAAGCCCTCGTATTCTTCGAAAAGGCCAAGATCAATTTCTTTCATGAGAGATCTCCAATAGATAGCCGATAGTTTATCACGGACAAAAGAAAGCCCTCGGGTTAGGAGGGCTTTGGTGGATGTTTGTGGTTTATGGGCGGCGGATGAACTTGTAATTATCCTCGTCGCCAAATGTTCCTGCTGGACCTTTTACGTCTACGCTATCTCTATGAGATATCGGATACTAGTCGCCAACCTTAACGCTTGAATTCGCGAAACTGCTGGTATTAATGACTTCGACGATATCACCAACCTGCCACTCAGCAAAAGGAATCAACGCTGGAGTACTCTGCCAAACTGAAATAGCTGGCTCAACCAAAGCAAAACCTTCCTCACCAAGCAACTGCTCATTACGCTGAATCTCGCGCTCGCAGTCTTCAATGATGGCTTGGCAGTGGATGATTGTGTCGCGCCACTTGATCGGGCCGTCGATTTGGTCGATTTTGAAGCCAGTGTAGGCCATTTCGTGTTCAAGCTGGCATTGCTGACTATGAGCGATATTTTCAGCAGTCGCACTGCACTTCTCACCCGTACAGAATTTATTCACCTCTACTTCCTCCGCTTGTGGCTGGCTGATTACGCGATATTTCATCACGTCCGATTCGTCTTGCTGGTGATCCCACATCAGATGGCCGGCAAGACATTCGCCTTGATCGCCGCCACGGAACTTGTAGCCTACTTTCTGCCCAGCATCTACTGGACACTTACCACCCCGATGCCGCTTCCACTCGCCACCCTTCTGACGGTCGCGCTCGGCTTGCCATTGGGCGCGAGTTATGATGGATTCCTTGTGGTCTTCTGCTAGATCTTCCTTTGTCAGCTGATCCACTGGGCAAGAATCAGCAATCTTCCAGTGATCACCAGCAAAGATTAGCGGGCCGTCATCCTCCCATGAGGCAATCCAGCCATCGCCGTCCTGCGTCAAGTATCTAACCTTGAAGCCATCCTTCGGCCATTCAGTGATCTCACGCGCCAACAATTCAACCAATTTCATCCGTCCAGCCCTCCATTTAAAGTACGCAAACCTTAGCCTCAATCCACCGAAAGCGCAAGTGGTAGAATGGACGTAATTTACGAGGCCCTATTTTATGACTGTGAAACGCACGCCTGCACTAGATTTGGCGCTGAACTCGGCATTGAGCGAGCGTCAGGCTGTGATGAGCCGCCAGTCTCTGCTGATGGGCGGGATTGATAATAAGCGCCCTGATGCATGGTGCAGCTATGGTTACAAGACCGACCTATGCTTCAACGACTACTATCGTCTGTTCGAGCGCGGAGGTATTGCTCACGGCGCGGTAATGACGCTCAATGAGAACTGCTGGTCGACTGATCCAGAGGTTATCGAAGGCGACGAGGAAGATCGCGCAGAGGCTCCGACCGCCTGGGAGAAGCAATTCAAGAAGCTCGCCAAGCGCCTTAAGCTGTGGGAGAAGTTCCGCGATGCTGATATGCGCCGCCTGGTTGGACGGTACTCGTGCATCCTCCTGCAATTCAAGGACTCGAAGCAGTGGGATCAGCCAGTAGGCAAAGCTTCTGAGCAGCAGTTGATTAACCTGATCCCGGCTTGGGAGGCTCAGATTTGGGTGTCGGCTTGGTACGATAACCCGGCAGATATCAACTTCGGAAAACCTAAAGAGTTCATCTACACCGAAAACGCGCTAAACACGAACAAAGATGGCGAGCCAGGTCGCATCATAACCGTTCACCCTGATCGCGTCGTAGTAATTGGAGATATCCGCAACGGTATCCCATTCCTACAAGCCGGCTTCAACGACTGCGTGAACATGGAGAAGGTGCTTGGTGGTTCGGGTGAATCCTTCCTGAAGAACGCTAGCCGGCAACTGGCGATCAATTTCGACAAAGAGGTTGATCTTTCCGCCATCGCACGCGCGCACGGAGTAGCTGAGGGCGAGCTGCAAGAGATCTTCGACGAAGTAACGCGCGGCATGAACCGTGGCCAGGATCAGACAGTAATCACCAAGGGCGCGACTGTAACGCCTCTAGTGGCTAACGTTCCAGATCCTATCCCGGCCTTCGACGTATCCCTTCAATCCTTCTGCGCCTCTATCCGCATCCCTTCCAAGATCATCGTCGGCAATCAGACTGGCGAGCGTGCGTCTACAGAGGATCAGAAGACGTTCAACAAGCGCTGTCAGGGTCGGAGGGTTAGCCTGCTGTCGTCGGACATCGAGACGTTTGTTGATCATCTGATGCGGCTTGGCGTTCTGCTGACTCTGGAATGCTCGGTTTGCTGGGATGATCTGGCCGAGGCTAGCAAAGATGAGATGATTAGCATTGTCGTCAAGATGGCTGATGTGAATAGCAAGATGCTTGCGTCTGGGCAGCCAGTGTTTACGGCTGAAGAGATGCGCGAGGTGGGTGGCTATGACAACGATGTTGAGTTGCCGCCGCTTCCCGACATCGCCCCTCCAGAAGATCCGGCAACCGTGCAATAATCAAAGGCCCTGCGGGGCCTTTCTTAATTAGAGGATTTTATGGGCGAGCCAATCATCCCAAGAAGCGAGACGGACCCAACCGGACAGCAGGTGAGAGTCCAGAAGGCTATCAAGGACTTCAACAGGCGCATTGACGCTGTGCAAAAAGGCGTTTTGGCGATCCTGAAGCGCATCCCGTACAAGGTCGTGACGCTTAACGCGGTCAACGCTGAGCAGAAGACGTACATCTTTGAGCTGGATGATTTCACGCTAGCAAACATGGATAACGAGATTTCCATGTTGATCGGCCAGCTAATCGACGAAGGCACGCCACAAACGAACTGGTTCATGTCCGGGTACATCACCCCGGCATATGTTCAAGGTACGGCGCTGACGATGGCCAACCTGACGATTCAGTCTGAGGCGTATGCAGTTAGCCGTCCACACCTAGACTCTCTGCTGACTAGCGCGCCATACCGTCGCCGCCTGAGTCTTCTCCAGGCTCGCACGTTCAACGAGATGAAGAAGATCGCTGACGATATGACTGGTGATCTGGCTTCTACATTGTCTCGCGGCATGGCAAGCGGACTCAATCCACGCAAGATCGCGGAGAACATCGAGACAAGGATTGGAGTTAGCAAGTTTGACGCAAGCCGTATCGCGCAGACAGAAGTGGTTGGAGCCATGCGTACAGCACGACGAGAAGAGGCGCAGCAGGCTCAGACTGATCTAGGCATTAAGACTAAATTAATGCACTTGTCAGCCCTCAAGAGTACTAGCCGCGCAAGTCATATCGCCCGCCACGGCAACCTGTATACAATTCAAGAAACTGCAACATGGTATTCGATAGTACCAAATATGATCTATTGTTATTGCACGCAGGTAGAGGTTCTCGTTAACGACAAAGGCGAACCACTATCACCCTCTATCATCGCCAGAGCAAAAGCTAAACTTGACAAATGAAAAAACACCAAATCTCAAATGTCCACGGTTTATGGATCGTGGACAGATGTGAAATGGTGTTTTTGTGTTTGTCAAGTCCTTGGCTAATTGTTACCGCTTAAACCCAGCATCAACCAGTCTAGCCGCAGTAACCCGGCAATCCACATCGGCAATATCCATGATCTCGCGGATTGCGGTTTC